AGTATTCACGTATTGGGAAGATTTTGGATATATCATTATATTTCTAGTATCATTTAAGAATTGTTGTAGATATCCACGTTTCAATACATATATTCCTCTTTTTTCATCATTCTTTTTAATTTCATATTCCAAATTGGTTACTGAAATGGTTATGTTATCTTTTCTAACATATATGCCAGAAGCAGAATCATAATATCTGACATATGAACTCGTTGGTTCTTCGGGAATAATATTTCCATTATCATCAAATTTTGTTTTTGGTCTCGGAGATTTGAAATTATAATCCACAATTTGACCAGCAGGTAAAATTAATTTCCCACTTGAGTCTTTGACTTCTTTTGTTTCGTAGTGATGTGTGCTGGTTAAATTATTTCCATAAACATTATATGCAAAATCATAAATGTCCTTATTGGATAGTGGCCACTGATCTCTGATATGAGTGATACCTGCAGTAATTAAAACTACCCAATCAAGATTTGCTGATCCATAAAGTTCTTCTGCAACTTGATCTGGTCTTTTATCTTCTTGAATTTGGTATTTGTCAAAGACTGTAAAAATATTTTGTAAATCTGTTCTTAACTTAACTCTTCTAAAAAGATTTTTTGCCAGAACATAATCAGAAGAAGAAGTTCTTTCTGAAAGTGGTGAGAGATATTCTAAATCTGGTAGTTCTCTGAAGTATCCCATTTTAGTATCCTACTGTTGTGTCTGAATCTTTATAATCAAGGCCATAAATTGGAACTAATTCTTTAAATGTCAAATCCATAGTCATTGAAACTGGAGTTCCATCATGATAAGTTGCATATACATTTTCGCCAGTATAATTAACTGCCATATCTGTCAATGCACACGGCTTAAATTTATGTAAAAATGGATGATTATTATTACCTTTTCTATATGTAAGTTCAAAAATATTGGGAGCATTTAAAAAAGTATTTTTACCTTCACCGCCACTTTTTGCTGCCATATTTCTTTTAAGACTTCTCATAATATATTTAATTTGCTCACTTTCCTTATCATCTCTTGGAGTCATCTTAAATGAAAATCTAAATGTCCTTAAGGTAACTCCATTGAATAGAAGTTCCATATTTGGATTCAATATTTGTCCACTTTCTCTTGCAAGTAATTGATTAGCAGTAATATTTCCCCCAAAAACACTAACAGCCTCTGCAGCTAATGCCTTTAAAATCATTTTTTGAGCACCAGCATCTTGAAGATCTTTTATTGCTTCTATACCTTCAGTTGCAATTTTGCTTAATCCTCCAGTGATATCAAATACCTTTTTGTTATTGACAGTCTTTGCGTTTGTAAAATCGGTATTCATCATGTTTCCTGCACTCGCAGCCCCAATTGCCGTAAAAGCATCTACACTACTCTCACCATAACTTACTGAATTTCCATCTTGAATGTTGGACGGCATTGGTAATAATATAACACCATCTTGAGTTAAAGATTGTATATTTTTATCCGTAATGGGTCTAGTTTCACTAACATTAACCGCATCTGCATTGTTTAGGATATTAGTTCTAACAAGAGTTGTTCCTGGAGGTGTATATGCCGAAATAGTAATCTGCAAATAGTCGGTACTATCGGTTATAGCTTCATAAGGATATCTTAATACCTGTGTCATTATCCTTTTCTAACTATTTAGACGAAATTTTCCAAATGGTATTGCCTGAAGATCTTTTATTTCCCAAGAATAAACTTCATAAATTCCTTTAGCAACTTCATCCCAAGTGTATTGGCGAATTTCTCCCCAATGAAAATTAATTCCTCTAAATCCCCAAGAAAAAACATCAGTAACTGCTACTAGGGGATTCTGATCATATTGAATATTTGGTGTTTTGGGATTATAGACAAATACATAATATTTTCCTGCACTAGGAACCTTTCCACTTTCACTTAAAACTGATATTATTTCAACCATCAAATCATCTGGATCTTCATTTCCAATTAAATTATTAATTATATTGCGAACACGATTACTGTTATCATCTGTGGGTCTTCTTTGTTGTTTCTCCTGATATTTTGGACTATTGCGAATCGCATCAATTACCTGTGCCTTGGTAAGTTTTTGACTAATAATTTTGTTTAATGGAATTCCATAAAGAACCGCAATCTTACGAATGTCGTCCCTATTATATTGTTCTAATGGTTTTTCAAGTCCTGTAAGTGCCATTACTTTATATTTAAATCTTGTTCGGTGAGAACTTTAAACACCCACTGACGATCCTTACAAAACTCTTCTGCTGCTTTCCATTTTGCCTGATTCTTGACATACTCATAAACCTCATAGATATATCCTTTTGTTTTTCTTTTTTGTGGTATTGGTTCTACTGTTTGTTTTTTTGGTTTAATCTCAATCAAATATTTTTTAACTTCCCCATTACTTTCTTTGGTTTTAATATAGAAATCTGGAAAGTATCTATGAATCTTATTATCTATTGGGGATCTATAAGGAAGTGCAATTTCTTCACTTCCCCATTCCAAAATATTTTCATTAGTATCACAATACACCATAAATTTTCTTTCCCATAAAGATCTATACACAATATTTGTGGTATTTCCTTTATACTTTTGGGGAAATGATGGTTGATATTTTCCCTTATAAGACATCTAAATACTTTATAATATAGTGTTATAGAAATATTTATAGATGGCAATTCCACCAATTGGACAAGTCAATATGACTACTTTGCCAAGTTTTCTTAACTTGGCAAGGACCAATTTGTATCAGGTTTATATTACTCCACAGTGGGGAATTGGTCGTGATGCAACGGAGCAAAATTTTTTAACACATTTAAAAAAAGGTGCCAGTAGGTATGGTGTAATTAATTTTGAAAATGATTTTTCAAATACTTTAGGTCTTTTATGTTCTGAAGCAACTATTCCGACATCATCTTATGCAACTTCAGAAGTAAAAGATAATTTTATGGGAGTATCCCAAGAGTTTGCCCATACAAGAATTAATACGGATATTGATTTTACTTTTTATATTGACAGAGAATATAAGGTTTTAGGTTTTTTTGAAGCTTGGATGGATTTTATTTCTGGTGGAGCAAAAGTTGCTATAGATAATGATAATGCTTTGCAACTTGGTAATTATTATAGAAGATTTAATTATCCCAATCTTTATAAGAATAAGAGTGGAATTTATATTAAAAAGTTTGAAAAAGATTGGCAAACTTCAAATGCTCCTAATATTTCTTTTCAACTGATAAATGCATTTCCAAAATCTGTTTCTTCACTATCAGTATCTTATGGTGAATCGGAAGTATTAAAAGTAACAGTTACTATGAACTATGATCGTTATATTGCAAGAAGAGAATATGCTCCGGTTGTTAATCCACCAGGTTCTTTTCAGGGTGATGATTTACAAAGAGCTTATGATGCAGTACTTGGTCCAGAACAACCCACGATTACAATAAAAGATTTTCCCCAATAAATAACTAAACCTGAATTCTATAGGTCATTATGCCTTTACCAAAAATTTCTACACCAACATATGAGTTGGAATTGCCTTCAAATGAAAAAAAGATCAGATATCGCCCATTTCTAGTTAAAGAAGAAAAAATTCTGATTATGGCATTGGAATCTGAAGATATGAAACAGATTTCTAATGCAATTGTTCAGATCTTGACAGAATGTATTCTTAGTAAGGGTGTGAAGATTTCCGAACTTTCTACATTTGACATTGAATATTTGTTCCTGAATGTTCGTGCCAAATCAGTTGGGGAAACTATTGAAGTTAATATTACTTGCCCAGATGATGGAGAAACTCAAGTATCAATGGAAATTGATATTGATACGATTAAAGTTCAGAGAGATCCAAATCATAACAGTATTGTAAAACTTGATGATACTCTTTCAATGAAAATGAAGTATCCTTCTTTGGATCAATTTATTGAAAATAACTTTGAATTCAGTGAAGAAGAAACTGATGTTGATAAATCTTTAATGATGATCACATCCTGTATTGATATGGTTTATAATGCCGAAGAATCTTGGTCTTCTAAGGATTGCACCAAGAAAGAACTTAAGGAATTTGTTGAGCAAATGAATACCAAGCAGTTTAAAGAAATTGAATCTTTCTTTACAACTATGCCTAAGTTGTCTCATACAATTGTAGTAAAAAATCCTAAGACTGAAATTGAAAGTGAAGTAGTACTGGAGGGCTTAGCAAGTTTTTTCACCTGATAATGGCTCATACCAATCTTGAGTCATATTTTAAAATTAATTTTGCTTTGATGCAGCATCATAAATATTCATTATGGGATATTGAAAATATGCTTCCTTGGGAAAGAGATATCTATGTATCTCTCTTACAACAGCATATAGAAGAAGAAAACGCAAAGAATCAAAGTGGATCTTAATCAGGTTTATTCGGCACCAGCAATACCCAAGTTAGGCAGAAGGAACATTAAGTCTGCACTAATTACTGGTGCCATTAAACCACAGATTGCATTAAAGAAAACAAATTTTAGTTTTGCCAGATCTTTTGTAAAACCAAAAATAGAAGAAGGTCTTACCACAGAAAGTTTAGGACCAATTCTAAAAAAAGAAGGAGATACTGATAAGAAATTTTCTATCATAGAATCTTTTCTTGGATCAACAAATAAAATTTTAGTACAAGTTCAAAATCAATTAGCACTTGATCATTTAAGTAGAATTGCAGCAGAAAAATTACAATTAGAAAAAGATAAGAAAAGAATATCAAGAAAAAAAGTATCGGATAAAGAGAAAAAGATTGAAGAACCTAAAAAAAATATTGCAGAAAGAATTTTTGATAGAGTTACTGCACCAATAAAGAGTATATTTCAAAAGTTAATAGATTTCTTTTCAATAATACTTACTGGTTTAATTGTCAATAATGCATTTAATTGGTTATCAAAGAAAGAAAACCGAGAAAAATTAAAGAAATTTTTTGATTTTGTAGTTGATCATTGGAAAGAAATTTTAATTATATTAGGAACCGCCAAACTTTTAAGTGTTCTACTCAAGGTAGTTGGTGCTGCTAAGGCTCTTAAAGGTCTTATTGATCTATTCAAAAAGAAACCTCCCGGTGGTGGAGGAGGTATTCCTAACATTTGTAATCAAATGTTGAGTTGTTTTGGTGATCCTGCTAATGTAACATCTTTAGCACAAAATTTACTTAAAAATGCTATTTTCGTACAAGGTGCAAAAGGTTTAGTTGGAGGTGCTTCTATACCTCCAGTTCCTGTTGTACCTCCTTTACTTGGCCCTGCAGGAAAACCACTAAATCTTCCTCCTGTAGCTGGAATACCTACACGAAAACCCCAACCCCAACCTCAACCTGCCTTCCAATCACAAGGAAATCCTTCTTGGATAGATGGTATTGTGCAAGGAATGGGAAATATAGACACAACCGCACTTACTGGAGCAGGTGCTATTACGGCAGCAACTTTTAGTACCTTATGGAATATTTTTTCTGCTCTTGCGTCGGCCGACGCCAAAGCAGAAGGTGGAACAATTGAAAAACCCAAAAAGAAATGCACTTCTTGTTCTATGTTTCCACATTTTTCAACAGGTGGAACAGTTGGTAAGGGAGATCGCCCAGGAACAGATACCGTTCCAGCAATGGTTCGTGGCGGTAGAAGAGTAATGCTTGATGAGGGTGAAGAAGTTATCAAAACTAGTGCAGCGATGCTTTTCAGACCACTTCTGAAAGACATTAATAGTAATGGTGGCAGAGAGTGGCTTAAATTTGCAGAAGGTATAAAGAAACAAGAATCTACAAATACTGTTCAGGCAGAAAATAATACTAGATTTTCTAAAGTTCTTGAAGATTATGATAAGGTCTTAAAGGAAGAAGAAAGAAGATTGCGTAAAAAATATAATGATACGATGTTGAAGAACAAACCAACACGTCCTGGCGGTGGTGGCGGTGGTGGTGCTCCTGCCGCTCCTACTCCTGTAACTAGTGGAGGTGGTAGTTCTGGTGGAGGAGGTGGTGCTCCTGCTCCTGCTGCTGCTCCTACTCCTGTAACTAGTGGAGGTGGTGGTGCTCCTGCTCCTGCTGCTGCTCCTACTCCTGTAACTAGTGGAGGTGGTGGTGCTCCTGCAACTAGTGGTGGTGGTGCTGCTGCCCCTACTCCAACTAGTGGAGGTGGTGGTAATAATAGAGCGATGCCAGATGCCAGCAAACCTGGAGCACTAGGAGATCCTGGAAATCCAAACTCTCCTAGAATTGGGGAACAAGTTGGTAATCTTCCACCACCAAAACCAAAACCAACAACATCATCAGCATCACCAGAATCAACAGCATCTCCTATTGGATTATTGCCGTTCAAAACTAAAAATCCATCTACAGATAATCTAAGTAGTCTATTTTCTGCCAATAGAAAAAACCTAGAATCACTAAAACCATCAGGACCTTCTATAAAAGTGTTTAATATGGTAGAAACAAATTCTGCTATTGATCTTACTAATAAAAACAAAGTAGGAAGTGTTCCAGTATCTGGAGGAGATCCTACTCCATTGCCCAACATATCACCAATTAATGGACTGTTTGCGGAAGCTATGGGTGGTTGGATGACTAGTTTGGGAATAGGAAAGGGGATAGGTTAATTATATGAAAACTACAGAATTAAAAAAATTAAAACTAAACGTTACTAATATAAAGAGTTCTTTGTTTTCTTATGGCAAGCAATCTAAGAAAATAAGATCGGATAGAAAAAGTTTCTTCTCCAAAGAAGAAAGTGAAAATAAAAAAAATGAAAAGGAAAATAAGATTGAAAGTCCTCTAGAGAAAATTAAATCCATAGGATCTAATATCAAACAAAGACTAATTGCTGGTCCAATGAGTATTCTTGATAAGATAAAGGAATTTCTTACAATTATTGTTTTTGGATTATTGGTGAATAATCTTCCCAAAATTATTGCAGGACTACAGAAATTTTTTGGCAATAATCCTTGGATTCTTAAGACTATTGAATGGACTATTAAAACAATTGGAAAGGGAATACTGGGATTTATTGATTTAGTTAATAATTTTTCCAAATTTGCTGGAGGAACTTATGCCACTATTGCTAAAACCACTCAAGATATAAAAAAACAAATTGATGGTTTGGGTAATTTATACAATAACTCAGAAAAAGAAATTAAAGATTTAATTACTAAATGGACTTCATTCTTTAATCCAAAACCAACAGCAAAACCATCGACAGCAGCATCTGCAACTGCGGCACAAGCATATGCTAAAAGTAAAGGAAAATATTATTCGAGCACAACTGGAAAAACATATGCAAATTATGCAACAGCATTAAAAAATCCTCAAGTTATGAATGGTGCCCAACAACAAATTACATCAATACAACAACAGAAAAGACCAAAGCAAAAACTTGCTTCTGGTGGCACTGTATCTAGTTCCAGATCAAATGCTGTGGGAACTTCAGCACGACCAGAAACAAGAACATCAACAGTTGCAACCTCACCATTTGCTAGACCTGGTGGGACTGCAAAAGGAAGAAAGGCAGTTCAATCTGTCAATTATTTTGGAGCATTTAATAAGAATACTAAAAATTCGGAAAGAAACACTAAGATGAGTGAGGAAAATACTAATAAATTTGAAGATATTACAGAAAGATTGAAAGCAGTTAATAAGTTAAAATCAAAACTTAAAGATGATAAAAGTGGAAATGCTACTGATAGAGGAAATCCTAATGATACTGGAGATGGTAATGGAGGTGGTGGACTTGAGGGAGCAACAGTTTTTGAAGGACAAGGTGCCGACAGAGTTTGGAATTTCTTTAAGGGGAAAAAATTATCTGATATCGCTGTTTCGGGAATTATGGGAAATGCTCAACAAGAAAGTGGATTTAATCCAACGATTGCCCATTCTCAAAGAGGAAATGGTGGCAAATTTATTGGAATATTTCAATGGGGAAATGGTGGTGATGGTGATAGATGGGGTCAATTGGTAAAATGGGCCAAGAAAAAGAAATACGATCCAGAAAATATTGACACTCAATTGGAATGGACTTGGGTCGAATTGGAAGGAAGTTATAATACTGCTTATAATGAGATTAAAAATGCAAAAACTCCTGAAGAGGCAGCTCAAATTTGGTATGAAAAATATGAGGTAGCAAGCGATGGTCTTACAAAGCGTCAAAATTATGCAAGAGGTTTTTATAAAAAATACAAAGGTAAGCTTCCAAAAGCAATTACTAAAGTAAGTCAAGGAAAACTTCCTCCACTTCCAGAAAGAAATTTATCTGGTCAACAATATGGTGCCGAAAGAATAGGTAAAGACGGTAAAAAAAGACAACACGCTGGTGTTGATTTTCCAATAGGTGAAAATGACTACTTTTATAGTAGAATTGGTGGAGTAGTTACTTATAAGGATTTTGATCCATCTCCAAAAGGATATGGAAATTATATTGACATTTATAATTCAAAACTTAATGTGACTGAAAGAATTGCCGAAGGAAGACAAGTTTTAGTTAAAAAAGGAGATTCGGTTAATCCTGGAGATAAAGTTGTACAGGGATTATCTGCAACCGGGGTAATACATTATGAAATTAGAAAAGGTAAATCTACAACTTATGGATATGCAGGAACAGTGAATCCAGTTAAATTTTTGGAAGATCTGGGTGCAAACAAAACTGCCCCAAAAGTAGCAAAACAAAATCTTCCTCCATTGACTGAAATTGTTCATACTATGCAAGATCTTAAGAAAGATATATTACAATTGGGTCCTTATACATTAACTCTTGATGGCACCAATCTAAAAGTTGAGAAAAAAGGTCCATTGGGAGCTTTAGATGTCTTGGGTTTATGGGATATTAATGTTGATGTTAAGAATAAAGATAATTTAGAAACTTTAAAGAAACTTTTAAACGATCTTAAATATTATAAAAATAAACAACCACCAGAAAATTACCGTAATTATGGTGGCAATGCATCAATTAGAACTGTAGGTAAAGATGGTAATATGATTGCTTCCCGATTAAATACTGGAGATCCAAATCAGAAAACTATACTGGTAAATAATAGAATAATCCAACCAATTGTCGTATCAGCATAATATGAGCACAAAACACGCATCGGAAGCATCAAAGTATGAACATATGACCATTGATAAAAATGGTGAAAGAGTTAATTTTGTAAATTTAGATAAGAAAATTACCATTAATAATTTTTCATATTATGAAAGTCTTTTCCATCCAAATGTAACCGCAAACATAATTTATACTGATTTGGGTAATGCAGTAAGTGCTAATAAATCGGAGGACGTTTCTGAAAGAGCAGGAACACTTACATCATCTCTTCCAATTCGGGGAAATGAAAAATTTGAATTTATTATAAACAGTAAATTGGGAAAACTTGATTTTAGGTCATATCCATTATATGTAATTGCCGCAACAACACCAACTCAAGAATCATTGCGCCAAGCAACAATGCTGTCCTTATCATCAAGAGCAGCAATTGAAAATGAAACGGCAACACTTTATAAGAAGTATTACAATAATATTGGAGAGACTGTAAATCAAATTCTTACTAAAGAATTAAATGTTCCTTCAAATAAACTTACTGTAGAAAAAACTAAAAATTCATATGCATTTACTGGATCTAGTAGATCTCCATTTTCACTAATTAATTCTTTATGCTCTAAATCAATTCCTGTTCAAGGTTCTGCTGGATTTTTATTTTGGGAGAATAGAGTTGGATTTAATTTCAGATCCATTGATAGTTTAATTGGTGCTTCTCCTGTAGCAACATATCAATATTATGGAGTTGCGACAACTAGTTATGATAATGATGATAATGACTTTAGAATTTATTCATATAGTTCTCAAAAAGATCATAATATGTTAAATGCTTTGCAGACTGGTTCATATAAAACAAAAAATGTTTTCTTTAATCCATATAATTTTGAATATACTGAAATTTATCTCTCATTATCTAAGGCAGGTTTAATAAATTTGGGATCAGAACCAGAGTATCCTGGAGAATTTGATGCAAAAGATGCCTTCACCAGAACACATCATTTTATACTTGATCCTGGAAATATGGAAATTGGAATTAGTAATAAAATCAACAACGATCCTAGAGAATATCAGGCAAAGGCAGTAATGAGATATAATCTATTGATGACTCAAGTTTTGACTATGATGATTCCTTGTAATCCGAAGTTAAAAGCTGGGGATAATATAATTTGTGAATTTGAAAAAACAACTTTCGGAAATAAGGCAGAGGGTTCTATTGAAGAATCTAAGAGTGGAAAGTATTTAATTATGCATCTCTGCCACTCTTTTGATACAAAAAGATCCTTTACATCATTAACATTAGTTCGTGATACTTATGGTCTATATACAGGTGGAGGATAATTAGCAAATGTTTAAACCAGGTTTTTTTGGTAAAAATCCACCTCGTTGGTTTATTGGACAAGTTCCATTAGATCAAACTGAAAATAAAACAAATCCTGAAGGATGGGCCGATAGAGTTAAGGTTCGTATTATGGGATATCAACCTGCAGAAGGATCTATATTAAAAGATAAAGATTTGCCCTGGGCAATTGTTCTTCGCCACACTTCTCATGGGTCTCTAAATAAAATGAGTACTGGAATTGTTGGTGGTGAATGGGTAGTTGGTATCTTTCTTGATGATGATTATGAAAAACCTATGATTATTGGTGTTCTGGGAAGAACTGATCCTTCTTATAATATTACTGGAAGTCAGGTAAAAAATGGTGAAAGTAGCGAATATAAAACAACTTTAAATTGGTTTGGTTCCTTAACTCCGGCACAATATCTAGTTTTGGTAAAATCAAATCGCTCAAATCAGACAAATGCTCCAGTTGATTTCAAATTTTTTAGAAAATAGTAGACATGGCAAAAAAAAATTCAGATGCTATTAATTCTGATCTAACTCAATTTACAAAAGAAGTTCAAAAAGAACTTGATGAAAAGGCAAGAATTAAATTGGGTGGTGGCCCAGTCACTGAAGAACAGGTAATTGCAATACGCCAAAAAATAGCACTTACTGCTGCACTTGAAAAGAATAATGGTTATTGTGAGGTGTCTTATAGTACTGGAGATCCTTGTGGTAAGGATAAGTTTTCTAAGATTAATAGAGCTCTTCAAAGATTGTTTAAATTTTTAAAGAAAGTTAAGAAATTTGCAGACAAATACATTAATGGAGCAATCAATGCCATTCAAGATTTGGAGGGAGAAATTCGTTCCACAATAGAAGTAATAGCATCTGCTATGCGTAGTATTGTTCAAAGAATTAGGGAATGGATTTTAAAAAAAATACGAGCAGGTATAGAAGACATATTAAATATGATCTTACCACCACTACTTAAACAAATTAAGAGTGGTGTTTTGAAGACACTTATAGATCAACTTTTTTGTAAGTTTGAACAGATTATTGCCAATCTTGCTAAATTGGTTGCAGAATTTTTATACTCTTTGGTTGGGCAAATTATCAATGCCCCTTTATGTGCCGCAGAGAATTTTGTCAATGCTCTCTTAAACAAAGTTGCAAATGATATTCAGAGAGCATTGGATCCAATTTTTGCTCAAATTAATCAAGTTTTGGGGGGTGTTAGTCAGATTACTGCATCGGTATTTCAAGCAATAGATTTTGTTCTTGGATTTGAGGGGTTCTTATGTAAAGGACCAAAATGTCCAGAAGTAAAGGAATATAAAACTGGAGGATCCGAAGAATCTGAAAAAGATTCAAAACTTGATTTTGGTTTTTTAAAAATTTCAAATGTAATTAATAATAAGAATGTTGAAGGTTGGATGAATGATTTCTTTGGACCAAGAGATGAAGAATACTTATCTCCTGGTGGATGTTATTCTGGATCTTTTGAGTGTGGCATTCCTCAGATTCAAATTTTTGGCGGTGGAGGTTCTGGTGCCGTTGCGGGTGCAGTTGTCAATTCTATCGGGCAAGTGATTGGTGCCAACCTATTCTTTAAAGGTACTGGATACACTTCGCCACCTTTTGTTTCAATTGTGGATCCTGCGGGTTGTGGAGTAAATGCATCCGCATATTCCGTTTTAGGACCACCTGATCCAAATAATGATAATAAAAGTGAAGTTGAAAAAATTATTATTATTGGTTCGGGATATGGTTATAGTGACAAGTTTAATGGTGGTCCCCCAATTATTAATTCCTTTGATGGATCTCCAAATCCAATCACTGTTGGAACAGCATTAATTTTATCTTGGGATGTTAGAAATGCATCAAAAATTTCATTAAATGTTCCTGGTTATAGTGATCTTTCACCCGTCCAATCAATATCTTTACCAATTTATGAGGAGGACGTCTACTTTGCTCCGGGTGAAACAGAAGCAAAAGTAACATATACACTTACTGCAAAAAATAAAAATGATAAATCCGAGGATCAAATTGTAACTAGAGATTTGGAAATTACTGTTGTGACTAAAGATCAGAATCTCAATGCGGATATAAATGCAAATCCTCCAACAATTGATTTGTTTGAGCCAGATCCAAAAGTTTTATCATTGGGTGATGTACTAACACTCAACTGGCAAACATCAAACACAACAAAAGTCTCTCTTAATATTCCTGGATTTGAAACGGTTCCTTTTGATGGGGCAATATCTTTTGTTGTACCATCAGATTTAAAATTTCCTGCAGATGGGAGTAAGTTATTTCAAACATATACTTTAACCGCAGAAAATTCAAATGCTCCTATCGGTCAAAGAGTTGTTACTAATACAATTTCTGTTGAAATAGTAAAGAAAGTGAGTACTGGATCATTGCTAGTACCTCCGGATATTGGTGGTATTGATGGTGAAGGTGGTATTGTTGATCCTGGGGATGGTGTTCCTGCTGATATTGGTGCTGGTGGCGAAACTCCTAATGTAAATGAATATAATCCAAATGATGCCATTTCCGAAATTGATGATGTCATCATAATTGATGATACTGGGACTGGATATTTGCCAGAAGATACTGTCGAAATAATTGGAGGAAATAATGGGGCAGATTTTGAACTTGAACTTACACCTACAGGTCAAATTGTTAATGTAAAAGTTATTTCTCCTGGATATGGATTTGTCACCATTCCTGATATGGTAATAAATAGTGATACTGGCGTAGGAGCAAGGTTTAGATTGAATCTTAAATTCACTCCTATTGGACAATTTATTACTGAAAAACAATTAGAATTATCAGCAATTGGTCCACAGAAATTAGTCCAAGTTATAGATTGTATTACTAGATAATGGCAAACCCAGCACCAGATTTTACCCTTGCAAATAATCCACACGCTCTTATACATTGTGGTCCAATAGGATCCGATAAAGAGGATGATGGAAGAGATCTGACTATTATTACTGGGGGTGGAGGAAATCATATTGCTCATTATAAAAACGGCAATAAAACCGAACACATAGAAGGAGCTTGGAAAGAAGTTTCTGGTTTAGGTAAAAATCCTAAACAAAATGAAGCAATTGCAAGATCAATAACTGCCCATTCTGGAGATATTGTTATAAATGCCGAAAAAGGAAATATTAAACTGATAGCGAAAAATATTTTAATGGAAACAAATGGAACATCACCAGAAGGAAATTTTTTACTAACTTCTAATGGATACATTGTTTTGGCTTCCACCGAAGAGGTTCGCCTTGCCGGAACTAGGATTTGTATTAATGGAACAGCAGGTGTAAATATTGTAAGTGGAAATTTTATTAATATGTCTGGAGATTTAAAAGCATTTGGTCCAGTAACCGCAGTTTCTGCAATTAAAAATCTTGTTGCCGGAAACTGGGGAGCTTTGATTGAAGGTTTAACAAAATCTTGTGGAAGTGTTTCAATAATTTAGGAGGATAGTATTATGACGCATTATTTTGATTCAGTAGCATTTGGAAATATAGAAGGAGTCAATTCCTTATTTGGGGCTTCTGTGGATCTTCCCACTACTTTTTATAAAAGTGGATATTGTAATTTATATAATATTTCTGTTGGAAAAGTTACTGGACTTGAACTTGCCTCACTTGCTGTAGGACCATCTCCAACAGCACCACTTTCACAAGTGCTTGCTGGTGCCTCTACATTTACTGGAGTTCATAATCAGAATGGTTCTATGTTTGTATTAGGTCACACTCAACTTTCTGGCGCATTAATGGATTGTAGTACGACAACTGCATCTTTTAATACTGGAAGTTTTAATGTTACTACCGATAAAGCTTTCATTACTGGTGCAACGGGTGTAAGTGTTGAAGGATTGAAAGTAACAATAGAAGGTATGAGTATTAATATTGGTGGTTTGGATTGGTTTGCAAAAGCTGCAGAGTGGACTGCAAAAAAACCATTTGATATTCCACATCCAACAAAAGTGGATGGAGATTGAGACACGTTTGTATTGAAGGTCCAACGGCAGATGTATATGTGAGAGGAAAACTTAAGGGTTCAAACGTAATTGAACTTCCAGAATATTGGAAAAATTTAGTTGATCCCGAAACGATTACTGTAAATTTGACTCCGATTGCAGCACATCAAGAATTATATGTTGATAAAATTGAATGGGGAACTAGAATTTTAATTAAAAATAATTCTGGTTCTACAATTAATTGTTATTATACTGTTTATGGTGAAAGAGCAGATACTGGAAAAAATATTCCAGAATATGAAGGAACTTATGATGATTATCCTGGAGATAATAGGGAATATGCATCTTCTGGTATGGCAGCAATATCTAATAGAAATACTGAAGAATTTGTAAATTCTAGTAATTCATTAAATAATCCTTATAGTTTTTATTATCCATATAATACCACAACATAACAATGACTAGAATTAAAGTCTATTACACCGACAGACCTCCAGAAGATGTTTCTTTTTTAGAGGTTGATAGTCTATCTGTCACTGGAACTGGTGGTGTTCAAGGACTTAGTGTTGTTAATGGTGTTTTAACTGCTCAACATATTATACTTAAATATGCAACTGAAGCAGAATGGATTGATGAAGATCCTGTACTTCTTGCAGGTGAAATGGGTATTGAATCTGATACTCGTAAGTTTAAATTTGGTGATGGATCAACTGCTTGGAGTGCTCTTGCCTATGCTTCTGGAGGTGGTGGTGGCGCTGGCGGAGGAGATCAGGGAGCTCAGGGTGTTCAGGGAAGAAGTAATCAGGGAATTGCTGGACAATTTGCAGGTCAGGGTGTTCAGGGAGCACTAAGCGATTTTCAAGGTACTCAAGGTCTTCAAGGTCTTCAAGGAAGGCAAGGACTTCAAGGAAGACAAGGTCTTCAAGGTGCTTTAAGCAATAACCAAGGTACTCAAGGATTGCAAGGTGCTCAAGGACTTCAAGGCACCCAGGGTGCTCAAGGTGTTCAGAATGCTCAAGGTACTCAAGGATTGCAAGGTGCTCAAGGTAATCAAGGTAATCAAGGTAATCAAGGTAATCAAGGTAATCAAGGACTTCAAGGACTTCAAGGCACCCAGGGTGCTCAAGGTGTTCAGAATGCTCAAGGTACTCAAGGATTGCAAGGTGCTCAAGGAATTCAAGGTACTCAGGGTCTTCAAGGCACTCAGGGTCTTCAAGGTACTCAAGGACTTCAAGGACTTCAAGGTGCTTTAAGTAATAACCAAGGTACTCAAGGCACTCAAGGTCTTCAAGGACTTCAAGGTAATCAAGGTAATCAAGGTAATCAAGGATTACAAGGTACTCAAGGATTGCAAGGACTTCAAGGAACTCAAGGACTTCAAGGTGCTCAAGGCATTCAAGGTTCTCAAGGCATTCAAGGTTCTCAAGGATTGCAGGGAACTCAAGGATTACAGGGAACTCAAGGACTTCAAGGTAATCAAGGATTACAGGGAACTCAAGGACTTCAAGGTAATCAAGGATTGCAGGGAACTCAAGGACTTCAAGGTTGTCAAGGTGCTCAGGGAACACAAGGACTTCAAGGCACCCAGGGTGCTCAAGGTGTTCAGAATGCTCAAGGTGCTCAGGGAACACAAGGACTTCAAGGCACCCAGGGTGCTCAAGGTGTTCAGAATGCTCAAGGTACTCAAGGGAGGCAAGGACTTCAAGGCACCCAGGGTGCTCAAGGTGTTCAGAATGCTCAAGGTACTCAAGGAATTCAAGGTACTCAAGGAATTCAAGGTACTCAGGGTCTTCAAGGCACTCAGGGTCTTCAAGGTGCTCAAGGTGCTCAAGGTACTCAAGGTACTCAAGGTAATCAAGGACTTCAAGGTTCTCAAGGTGCTCAAGGTACTCAAGGTGCTCAAGGTACTCAAGGTGCTCAAGGTAATCAAGGTAATCAAGGTAATCAAGGACTTCAAGGACTTCAAGGTATTCAAGGTTCTGGATCTCAAGGAAATCAAGGTCTTCAAGGCAATCAAGGTCTTCAAGGCAATCAAGGTCTTCAAGGTGCTCAAGGACTTCAAGGAATACAAGGACTTCAAGGAATACAAGGACTTCAAGGAATACAAGGACTACAAGGTTCTCAAGGACTGCAAGGTACTCAAGGATTACAAGGTATTCAGGGTCTTCAAGGTTCTCAAGGACTTCAGGGGATGCAAGGTTCTGGATCTCAAGGTTCTCAAGGATTACAAGGTTCTCAAGGTTCTCAAGGTACTCAAGGTTCTCAAGGTATTCAAGGTTCTCAAGGATTGCAGGGAACTCAAGGACTTCAAGGTTCTCAAGGATTGCAGGGAACTCAAGGACTTCAAGGTTCTCAGAATGCTCAAGGTACTCAAGGACTTCAGGGTTCTCAAGGACTTCAGGGGATGCAAGGTTCTGCATCTCAAGGTACTCAAGGACTACAAGGTGCTCAAGGACTACAAGGTGCTCAAGGACTACAAGGTGCTCAAGGACTTCAAGGTATGCAAGGTTCTGGATCTCAAGGTACTCAAGGACTTCAAGGTGCTCAAGGTGCTCAGGGAACACAAGGACTTCAAGGTGCTCAAGGACTTCAAGGTGCTCAAGGACTTCAAGGTACTCAAGGTGCTCAGGGAACACAAGGACTTCAAGGTACTCAAGGACTTCAAGGTACTCAAGGAAGACAAGGTACTCAAGGACTTCAAGGTACTCAAGGAAGACAAGGTACTCAAGGACTTCAAGGAACACAAGGTTCCAATATAAGTGAATCATTTAAAGTACAAAATGATCAATCAAATGAATTGAGATATATTGGTCTTTCAACAGCATCAAGTGGATCCATATCAACAATATTTGTTTCATCCGAAAAATTAGTCTTCAATCCATCAACTGGAAGTATTGGAATTGGAACAACTGTTATAACAAATACTTTAACAGTTGTTGGAACTGCAACAGCAACTGATTATTATGGTAGTGGTGCAACTCTTGTTGGAATTGTCACTCAGATTGTTGCTGGTATTGGAGTTACATTAGATCCTGTAAATGGAAAGGGTAGAGTTCAAGTATATTCATATTCGCCAATTGGAAAAACAATCTATGTTTCACAAAATGGCAATGATAGTTATACTGGTTTAGCAGAAAATTATCCAAAAAGATCAATTAAATCTGCTGCAGGAATTGCAAGTTCTGGAGACACAATTAAAGTTTTTCCTGGAGTATATGTTGAAAATAATCCAATAATTCTTGAAAAAAGTGTTTCTGTTGAGGGGGCAGAACTTAGAAACTGCATTGTTACGCCACAAAATTCTGGATTAGATTTATTCCACGTTAATAATAGTTGTCACGTAACAGATTTGAGTTTTGTTGGACCAGATTCAACAAACGGCGCATCAGTTATAGCATTCCGCCCATTATCTGGAGTTTCATCAAATCGTTTCTTTGATGGTGCAAGAATGATTCGTATGAATCTAGATTTTATTGCGAGTGAAACAGTAGGATATTTAACTAGTACTGATTATAGGAATCCAGCATTTTCAATTGGAGTATCAACCTCAGATATTAAATCAGTATTGAAAGCAGTTTGTTTTGATATCACAAGAGGTGGAAACTCTAAATCTGTTGGAGCAGGTAAGACATATTATACAGATGCAGGAGTACTTCAATATATTGTTGGAATAAAAACTGAGACAATGGATGCTCTAACATATGCTGCCGGAATTGCAAGGTCTTGTATTAATAATGTTTCTTTCACAAAACCAGGTGGTGGAAATTATAGAAATTATACACAAATAAAAGATTTAAGTATGCAATCTGATGGTGCATATGGTAATCAAAGTTTAAGTGGTTGTGCAAATGTTGTATCGGCAATTTACTCTTGTGTTGGTGTTGTTACGACAATTATTAGAGATGGATTGGGTGCTCTTGGTGGTGCAGGAATTAACACTACATATCCTACAGCATATGATGGACTAACAAATAATAATTGGTCGGCAACAAAAATTGGAGGAAATACTTATTCGCCAGGTGTTGGACCAATTACACAAGGACCTTACATCAGAAACTGTACTAATTTTATACCAAAAAGTATTGGTTTAAAAGTTAATGGATTTGAGGCAGAACCGGGAGATCAAGATGATATTGGTGTAACTGGATCTATGAGTTTGGATTCATATACTCAATACAATCAAGGTGGAATAGGTGCATCCATCACCAATGGTGCATATGCTCAGTTGGTTTCTCTCTTTACAATTTGTGATGATATTGCGGTTTATACTGCAGGTGGTGGGCAATGTGATATTACCAATTCTAATGCATCTTTTGGTAATTATGGGTTATATTCCAATGGAATTGGGGATGCATCTTCAAGATCCATCTATCGTTATAGTGGAATAGTAACACAGACTGCATCACAAGGTACTGATACTTTAATTATTTCTGGAATTGCATCAAATCGTCCTTATGATGGTCAGGCAGTTTATTTTGATAAATTATATTACTCCATATTGAGAATTGATGTAACTAATGGTGGTTCTGGTTATACATCAGTTCCTATAGTAACAATTGATGCTCCAACAGGTCCAAGTGGAATTAGGGCAGAAGGATCTGCAAACATTTCGGGTGGAAAAGTAACTTCTATTGATATTATTAGTTCTGGATCACAATACTTAACTAATCCAAATATTCAAATTACTGGTGGTGAGGGATCTAATGCTGCAGCATCTCCAGTATTGGATCCAATTTATTATGGAATTGAAAGTGCAACATTACCAAATGCAGGAATATCTACAATCGTTTTGACACAGAATCTAAATAATACAGTTAGTGCCGGATCAACTGCATATTTTTCAAGATTAAGTCTGCAACTTGCAACATCAATATCATTAGAATGGGTTGGATCTGGAACTAATATTAATACTGCAAAACCTGCTTTGGGTGGAGTTTCTATTCAAGATAATGAGGTTTATAAGGTAAATGGTGGACAAGTAATTTATACTAGTACAAATCAATCTGGTAATTTTCAAATCGGAGATGATGTTATAATTAATCAATTAACCGGAACTATTTCTGGTAGAGCATTTAGTCAAAGTTTATTAAATACAGTAACACCCCTTATCATTGCACTAGGTAACTAAAATGGCAGTAGTAGCACTTAATAAGTTCCGAACAATTAGAGTTAGTATTACAACCAATAATGTTGGGATTTATACTTGTCCAACAGGTGTTGCATCTATTGTTATTTTATCTCAGGTTAGCAATATATCATCTGGTGCAGCAAGAAGTACATATACTGTAACCGCAACTCATTCAAGAACTAGCGAATCACCGGCAGATTATATTTTTGCAAATGAGATTTCAATTCCATCAAACGATGGATTAAATTTAGTTTCTGATGGAAGACTTGCACTAGAAACTGATGATGTTATTAAAATCAAAGCAAATGCGAATAATGCTTTAAATCTTGTATTAAGTATTTTAGAAACTGCAAAACAATAGTGAAAAATGGTAAGATATAATTCTGGACGAGTAAGAAGATTTGGGCAATCGGGGATTACCTCTGATAGGTATGAATTTCTTGGATTGGAACAGGCAGAACCAGATTTAGGTGATCCTATAGTTGGTGTTTCTTCAGTCAGTGTAAATCCAGCACCTAGTGGAGAAAAATATATTTTAAGTGCAGTTGATGGATATCCCGGAAAAAGATATTGGATATCTCCATCTGGAGTTGGTGCAAAAGGTGCTCAAGGTACTCAAGGGATACAAGGTAATCAAGGACTTCAAGGTGATTTAGGAAGCAGAGGTCCTCAAGGAAGACAAGGTGCTCAAGGTGTTCAAAATGCCCAAGGTACTCAAGGACTTCAAGGTCTTCAGGGTTTTGCTGGTGGTTCTGGTGAAGGTGGATCCCAAGGTAATCAAGGTCTTCAAGGTAATCAAGGACTCCAAGGAACTCAAGGACTTCAAGGTACTCAAGGTGATCAAGGACTTCAAGGTGATCTGGGAAGCAGAGGTCTTCAAGGAAGACAAGGTGCTCAAGGTGTTCAAAATGCCCAAGGTACTCAAGGATTACAAGGTACTCAAGGTCTTCAAGGTCTTCAAGGTTCTGGATCCCAAGGTAATCAAGGTCTTCAAGGACTTCAGGGTTCTGGATCCCAAGGTAATCAAGGTCTTCAAGGACTTCAGGGTTCTGGATTTCAAGGTTCTCAAGGACTTCAAGGTTCTCAAGGACTTCAAGGTTCTCAAGGATTGCAAGGAAATCAAGGTCTTCAAGGTTCTCAAGGACTTCAAGGTTCTCAAGGTATTCAAGGTTCTCAAGGATTGCAGGGAACTCAAGGACTTCAAGGTTCTCAAGGTGCTCAGGGAACACAAGGTATTCAAGGTAATCAGGGTGCTCAAGGTGTTCAGAATGCTCAAGGTACTCAAGGACTGCAAGGTAATCAAGGTGCTCAGGGAACACAAGGTATTCAAGGTTCTCAAGGACTACAAGGTACTCAAGGAAGACAAGGTTCTCAGGGAATTCAAGGAATTGTAGGAAAACCTTCTGGATGGGTAGTAAAGACTGCTGATTATACCCTGAATGATGGAGATCAAATTATTGCAAATACTTCTGGAGGTTCATTTACCTTAACTCTTCCAGAATCACCAACAGTTTCCTCAATAGTTCGTATTGCTGATGGTGCAGATTGGACTGTTAATAATTTACTCATAAATCCCCTTACTTATGGTAATACAATAGAGGGATATGCTGATGAAGTTTTGACAGTTGATATTGGAAATACAATTTTGGATCTTATCTATGATGGAACTACGTGGCAAGTATATTCATCATTGGGTGCTCAAGGACCTATGGGTGCTCAAGGTGTTCAGAATGCTCAAGGTACTCAAGGACTTCAAGGTGCCCAAGGTACTCAAGGTGCTCAAGGTGTTCAGAATGCCCAAGGTACTCAAGGACTTCAAGGTTCTCAAGGTACTCAAGGTGCTCAAGGTACTCAAGGCACTCAAGGTGCTCAAGGTACTCAAGGTGCTCAAGGACTTCAAGGTTCTCAAGGTGCTCAAGGTACTCAAGGTACTCAAGGTACTCAAGGTAATCAAGGACTTCAAGGTTCTCAAGGTGCTCAAGGTACTCAAGGTGCTCAAGGTACTCAAGGTGCTCAAGGTGTTCAGAATGCTCAAGGCACTCAAGGACTTCAGGGTTCTCAAGGTGCTCAGGGAACTCAAGGACTTCAGGGTATCCAAGGTTTAAGTAATCAAGGTTCTCAAGGTATAAGTGGAACATCCCAATGGACTCCAAATGTAACTGGTGGTGTTGTTATTGTTAATGGTAATACTTTTACCAAATCCAATGGAAACAATAATGTTTTTGATGGACAAGTTTATTCAACTGAAGGTTATACTAGAGGCGTTTATGTTACTGCCAAGGCATCTCAAATAAATGCTGAAATTGTGGTTGGTCTCAATACAAATCCAACAACAAGTGCTAATTTTAACACCATAGATTATGGGTGGCTTTTTAGTTTGGGTGGTGTATTAGCAATTCATGAAACTGATCAATTTGGTTCAACATTATATTCACATGGATCTTATACTACTTCAACAGTTGTCAGTATTACCTATGATGGATATAATGTTAGATATTGGAAAGATGGTGTGGGTATCAGAACCACGGAAAGATCTATTGGAATTCCACTGTATCTTGACAGTTCCTTTAAAGAATTTTCAAGTTTAAATTCTGTTGGATTTGGTCCAATGGGGGAACAGGGAACACAAGGTAATCAGGGACTTCAAGGACTTCAAGGACTACAAGGTTTAAGTAATCAAGGTTCTCAAGGAAGACAAGGACTTCAAGGTTCTCAAGGTGCTCAAGGTACTCAGGGTGCTCAAGGTGTTCAGAATGCTCAAGGTACTCAAGGACTTCAAGGAAGACAAGGACTTCAAGGTGCTTTAAGTGATAACCAAGGTACTCAAGGTGCTCAAGGTACTCAAGGTAATCAAGGACTTCAAGGACTTCAAGGAAGACAAGGACTTCAAGGTTCTCAAGGACTCCAAGGTTCTCAAGGATTGCAAGGATTACAAGGTTCTTTAAGTAATTTTCAAGGTACTCAAGGAAGACAAGGATCTCAAGGTACTCAAGGTCTTCAAGGTGCTTTAAGTGATAACCAAGGTACTCAAGGTGCTCAAGGTACTCAAGGTGCTCAAGGTACTCAAGGAAGACAAGGAACACAGGGGCTTCAAAGTTCTCAAGGACTTCAAGGTTCTCAAGGACTTCAAGGACTTCAAGGTTTAAGTAATCAAGGTACTCAAGGACTTCAAGGAAGACAAGGACTTCAGGGTTCTCAAGGATTGCAAGGATTACAAGGTTCTTTAAGTAATTTTCAAGGTACTCAAGGTACTCAAGGACTTCAAGGTGCTCAAGGTGCTCAAGGTGCTCAAGGTGTTCAGAATGCCCAAGGTACTCAAGGACTACAAGGACTACAAGGTTTAAGTAATCAAGGTACTCAAGGACTTCAAGGACCATTAAGTAATAATCAGGGTACTCAAGGACTTCAAGGGGTTCAATCTACTCAAGGTCTTGCTGCTTCCGATGACGTTAGTTTGGTTATTTTGGCAATGTTATTTTGATGCTTTTAATAATAAATAATCTCATAAGACTATAAAAAAATGGCAGCACCTAATATTAGAAATCCAAGTAGCCTTATTGGAAAAACTGCAGTATATAAAAACGTTCCTACTGGTCTAACAGCAGTTTTAGCAAATGGTGCTGCAAGTGGAGAAGTTTATAAAATTAATAGTATTTTTGCCGCAAATACAAATGGGGCTAGTTTCACAACAATCAGCATATCCCTGTATGGGACAGGCCCATCTGGCACTAATGATCATTATCTTGCAAGTACCATCAATGTTCCACCAGATGCTACACAAATTATTTCTACAAAAGAAACTTATTTTTATCTAGAAGAAGGTTGGTCTATAAGAGCATCTGCCGGAAATACAAATTATATTGATGTCATAGTTTCTTATGAGAAAATTTCAAACCCACCATGAGCCCTCAAAGAAGTACTCTTAGTCGAATTGGTTCTGATTATACTGCTCCCGTAGATAGTCGGGCACAAAGGCGATATAAATCTGGAATGTATCGTCCAGAAGATAATGCTTACATACAAAATTATGCTAAACAAGATAATTTAAAACATCTTTTTTATACTGATTGTAGTGATTCGGTATATAATAATAATCCGGGTACTGTAACTGGAATGTTTGTTAAACCAGATGATTCAACATTATTTGTAACTGGTGCAAATGCTGATCCATTTTATGAGTATCCTAGTGCTGACAATTCTATTACATCAATGCCTCTGAATAATGGGAGCATCGAATCAATTTCAGCATCTACAACTTATAATAGAAAATATTTAAAAATGGGAACATCATCAGAGGGTGGTGCTAGTTATACTGTAATTTATCCAGAACCTTCCGGAATTTCATTTAAACCAGATGGAACAAGATTAATTATTTGTGGAAATCTTATACGTGTTTTTTATGGTTTTGGTGGAAGTCAAAATTTTTATTACTATGGTCCATTTATATTCCAATATAATCTTAATACTGCATGGAATTTAAATTCAATGAATACCAACTCATCTTTCACTTTGGATGGTGTTACTTATAATATATATACTAACTCCGTTCCTGTCGCTTATAGTTACGCACCAGATAGAAAATATGCACTAGACACAGAATCTGTTAAAGTATCAACTGCTACGTTTGGAGGTCCACAAGCACTTAATGCATATGATACAACCAAGATAAAAATGCGAGATATTTTTGTCAAACCAGATGGAAGTAGATTATATTATTTGAGAGGTGATGTATTATATCAATCCAATATTTCTTCTTCTTGGGATATAGGATCTGATGGTGCTAATTTATCTGCGGCAGGATCAAGGGATTTTGCTGATGGTAAAAATTATCTTGTGTCAATTTCATTTAGTTCTGATGGAACCACACTTTATCTTCTTGGTAGAAATTATGGTGGAGCTTTATATGTATATAATCTTTCTGCTGCTTGGGATATAACTACTGCAACATATAATAGTTATCTTTATGTTGGACAATATAAAACACTTGGTTATCTTAATGCATTTAGCCAACAAGAGGCTTCTTTGTACGTTGGTACAGGCATGGCATTTTCAAATAATCAAGAAAGTTTAATTGTTTCTAATAATTATAACAGTGCTTATAATAGATATTTTCAATTCGATACTCTTGCATTTTAAATTATTATGAAATTAGGTCTTTTGGGTTTTACTGGAAATACAATTACTGATAGAACTGCTAATCTTGGTATCTATCGACCAGAAAGTAATGAACATATACAATCCTTTAATGGAGGTCCTGAATGTTATGTACAGGTAGGACAATCTCCAGCATTAACAGGTATTGATCCCAATATTGACATTCCTGGATTATTTATTGGTGGTTCTGGAGATTATTTGGGTAAATATGCTTTTGTTTATAATAGAAATACCCGCCAAGTGTATCGATATACTCTTTTAACACCATGGGACATTTCAACTTTAGATACAGCATCTATAACTGGTAGTCGTAATCTTAATTCATATTTAATTGAACGAACAACTGGTGCTACCAAGACTAATATTAATCCAAATTGGGTTGATACATCACCAACTCAGAATCCAGGAAGTCCAAAAAGTTATTATGATTTGTTGGACGGTCAAGGCATAAGGTTTAGTCCTGATGGAACAAAAATGCATATTTTGGATGGTAATGCAGGATACTGCAAAATTGTTCAATTTACATTGAATACTCCATGGGACCTAAGTGATGGATCATTATCTTTCCCCGACTGTAGGCAAAATTTTCCACCATTCACACCAGCACCAATATTTTGGACAATTTCTGGAACAGATGCTTCAAACCAAGCATATCTTTCATATAAACTTCAAGATCGTGATTTTTGTTTTTCTGATGATGGTCTAAATCTTTATGTTTTAGGAACACGAAGGCAACCTCCTACTACTAATCCTATAGGAATCGAACAAGTGCATAGATTTATATTAAAAAGTGGCGGAACTCCATTTGACATTGGATCATATGCATATAGTGGTGCTGCTATTGCAAATAGTACCATAATATCAAGTAATAGTGCAAATTATACTATTCAAGGAGGATCTCGATTAATAACTGGTACTAGTTATGAGGGATCATATGGAAACATTAGAGGAATGTGCGTCAATAATAATTCTAATAAGATGTATTTCATCGGAGTAACTAAAGCAGTTTTATTTGGGTTAAATTATGATAATTCTTTTGTTGATGTTATAAATCCTCCTACAGTAGATATTTCATCAACTGGCGATCCTAGTAATAATATGTCATATGTGGGAGCATTAAATTCTGGTGAGAGAGAACCTCAAGGAGTGTTCATGAATACCCAAAATAATAATATGGATTTTTATATTGTGGGAAATGGAAGTAAAATAATTTTTCAATATAAATTAGTCTTGAAATAAAACTTAATTCACTATAACTCTTATAGATATTCTATCAATTATGATTAAGTATGAATATGGATGGACAAAATAGACAAGAAGTTGCCGCATATAAAATAACACAATTTCTTACGGATGAATTAACCAAATGCAATGAATATGGTGTAGAAGGTAGTGATCTTAACGGTACTGTTCTTCCAGAAAGTGTAACAAGAAGGCAGGTTGTTCAGGGACGTGATGGTATGTGGAGGGAGAATCACATCACAGAAATTGATCCAATTAAAAATCCTCTTAAAATTATATCCGATTATCAAAAAAACTCCGATCAGGTTGTCCAGGACTATACTGATTATGCTGCGGTTTATGATACTGATATGTACAATTATAATGTTCAAATAAATCAAAAAAAGCAATTGATTTTAGATACCGTATCTGCGGCAGTTGGTGCAGGATGTTCTACTATTGATTTACCATTTGAAACAAGTTTAAATTTTGGTGATCCTGATCCAGAACCACAACCATTTAGTATTAATGGAGTTGTTGTTGGATATGGACAAGCAGTTCGCTTTGGGGATATTATATTCGGTGGTATAATATCAACGGCAACAATATATGAAGATGCATTAAGTGTGAATGTATTCAATAATCTCAAAAATTATAATGACAATGCCAATCCTTTCCGATCCACAACATATACATTAACTCCATCAAATTTTGGTGCCGGTAAGGAAAGTATTGTAAATGATAATGCAGGATCTTCTGTTGGAAATTATGTTGAGGTGGATGATCCAACAGTACCGGCATGTGTTGCTTATGCAAATACTATTTTAAATCTTGCACTGGAAATTGGTGAATTGAGAAAACTTAGAAATAAACAATTAGATGCTTGCAACATTATAAAGGAAGATAAGACTTTAGAAGAAATCAAGCAACGTGGAAGAAATAGAACTAATATAGAAATAGAAAGAAGAAAGACAACATTATCAAATGCAATATCAAATGTTTCTTCGTTTGTTGATGATATTGTTTTGGATAACTTATTCATGTATTTTGATTCAACAAAAGAATATTCACTTGAACATAGTGTAGAAAATACAACAGGTATTGATAAGGTTACGAGTTGGGTAAGCATTTCTAAAGATGCCGTAAATGCTATTCCATCCACTGAAAATCCAACTATTGATTTGGCAGATGGTCCTTCAGTATGGTTTAATCAATATTCATTCACAGGTAAGTATTTTGACAAATATTTTGATTTGAATAAGACTTATATTAATGACAATACCGGAATTACGGATGGAAATGTATCTTATACAATTGAATCGTGGTTTAAAGTAACTGATGATTCAACATTAACTTCAAATGTTAATACTGGTGGTGCAAGTATTGTTGGAATAACCTCAACTGCCGGTATTGGTCTTCAAATTTATAAACCAAGTGGAATTAGACTTAACTTTGGTTCCAGAGGTAATGGTAGTTTAGTAAATTCTAGTAATTTGAGTTTAGATACTTGGTATCACGTTGTATGTTCCAGAGAAGTTGGAAATAATAATCGTATCTATATTAATGGATCCTTGGATAATACTTCCAACATATCTGATCTCAGTGTTACTGGTGTTGTAAGTACTACTCAAATGAGAATTGGATTCTGTACATCCACATATATTCAAAAATATTTTCCTGGAAAAATTTCTGTTATTAGAATGTACAGTAAAGCACTTAGTGATGAGGAAGTATTGAAAAATTACAATGCTCAATCTGCACGTTACACTTGATGAACTGGCACAAACCCCTTGACAGGTGCCTCCAGATGCCTTATAATAGTCAGGTAATCAACCAACCAACATGATTTTGACCCACGATCAACTTAATGCTCTTACTGATCTGATTGAAGACACTGCCGAATTCTATTGTTCGCAAGAAGTGGTGAGTGGTGAGATATTCTGGACTTGTGTAGAGTCCCTTGCAACTGCCAAACTTGCAGAACTTCATGGCGAACTTGAATATTCCAACCCCCTTTGACAAATGGAAATTTTTACAGTAGAAGAGTTTCAGGAAAGATTTGACGAACTTATGGAACGAGTTGAAAATGGAGAACATTTTGGTATCGTCAACGAAGACGGGCAGGCAGCAGTGATGATGCCCGCAGATGACGACCTTATACGAATACACACCGAGGAGAATAACGAAGCTCAGTAATATTCTGAGTTTTTTATGCGAGTATAGCTTAATGGTAGAGCGGCCTGCTTATAACGGGTTGGTCTGGGTTCAATTCCCAGTATTCGTACCTTATGCTCGTTTAGCTATCTGGTGAAAGCACCGATCTCATAAATCGGCACAGGTCGGATCGTAACCGACAACGAGCATTGACTATTATGATTCTTAGAGTTATAATAGTCTTATACACGGGCGTGTAGTCCAGCGGAAGAGACAGGGACCTTAAAAGTCCTCCAGCGGTGGTTCGAATCCACTCACGCCTATAAAATAAATATAAGATATTGAAACACTCAAATGTCTTATCAAATCAGTCAAGCATACTGCTGGTATAATGAAGGCACAATGATTGTTAAGATGTATTTTATCAATCAAATTCCATTTACATTTGATGAACTACCAGAAGGGCACTTATATGATCAAGACCTATGCAAATTAGCAGATAAACAAAGATCATTTGAACCAGAAGATTTATTTAAAAACTCTTTCTACTTAATAGATGAAGAGGCACATCCATTGTTATTTGAGATGGATTTAGAGAATCCACAAGACCTACCAGAAGACATTATGGAGTTTAATGAGGAAGATTTGAGCAGCTAAATAAAGCATAGATTTATTTTGGTCAATATAATCCGATGCCTCTTAATAAGTTAGAGAATTTTATCAAGAATTATGAAGGTAGAATTCTATATGTAAATTCAAACGATCTTGATGCAACTGACAGTATTACGAATCAGGGTAACTCCTTAACAAAACCCTTCAAAACTATTCAGAGAGCATTATTAGAATCAGCAAGATTTTCATTTGTTTCTGGTGAAAACAATGATAAAAATGATAGAACTACAATTCTAGTTTATCCTGGCGATCACATAATTGACAATAGACCTGGATTTAGAATTGTAAAAACGGGACCTGCTCTGGCAGAAGCAATATCACCATTCGGAGAAATTACCTCTCCAGCATCAAACGTATTCAATTTATCTTTACAATCTAATTTTGATTTAACTCAGGAAGATAATATTCTCTACAAATTTAATAGTGTAAATGGTGGAGTTATCTTACCTAGAGGTACTTCACTGATTGGTTTGGATCTTAGAAAAACCAAAATTAGACCAAAGTACGTTCCAAATCCAACAGACGATGCAATTGATCCGTCTGCGATCTTTAGAATTACTGGTAACTGTTTCTTCTGGCAGTTTTCAATTTTTGATGCTCTTCAGACAGAAACGGTCTATACACATCCCCAATATTTTGGACTTGATAGTGGAAATCAATCCATTCCAACATTCTCTCACCACAAATTAACAGTATTTGAATATGCTGATGGTGTAAATAACATATCATATAATGGTATTGATACTGGTCTAAGTGACCTTGATATGTACTATGCAAAACTTTCAAATGCATTTAATGAAAGTTCAACTAGGCAAATTCCTTCGGCACAAAAATATCCACTTCTTCCGGCTGGATTTGCAAAAGAAAGACCTGAATGGGAGATTGTAGGTGCATTTGCAACTGATCCTATTGCTGTTACGGAAATTTATTCTGGAGATAAATTCACTCCAAGTACGGTTGTACGTGTCACTACACAAATACCACACAATCTGACAGTTGATACTCCAATTAGAATCAAAGGAGCAGGAATTGCAAAATATAATATTACAACTGTTGTTTCGACTGCTCCGACTCCAACAACTTTTACATATTTACTTCCATCAGTTGATAATTCTACGCCAGCAGAACCAGGTGGAAACGTAGAAGTTATTATTGAGACTGATACAGTTAAAGGTGCATCACCATATATCTTCAACTGTTCAATGCGTTCAGTTTGGGGTATGAACGGAATGTGGGCTGATGGTAATAAAGCATCAGGTTTCCGATCAATGGTTGTTGCACAATATACTGCAGTTTCCCTTCAAAAAGATGACCGTGCATTTGTTAAATATGATCCTGTCAGTAGGACTTATAGACCATATCCATATACAAAAGAAACTGGAACAGCACTTTCTAGTGGTTCTGCTTCAACTAATAGTGATACCGTATATCACCTAGACAGTGGAGCAGTTTATAGAAGAGGATGGGAACCAAGTCATATTAAATTTACAAATGATGCTTTTATTCAAATTGTTTCGGTTTTTGCAATTGGATTTAACAAGCATTTTGATGCACAATCTGGTGGTGATGGTTCTATTACCAACTCTAACTCAAACTTTGGTCAAATTTCACTTTCTGCGGAAGGATTTAAGAGAGATGCCTTCTTAAAAGATAATTATGCATATATTACATCAGTTATTGCACCAAAACACGTTCAACCAATAGAACAAGATGTTGATTGGATTTCATTTGATGTTCAAAAAACAATCAATGTTGGAATTTCTAGTCATCTTTACTTATTTGGATTTAACACTGCAGATAATATTCCACCATCACTTATTCAGGGATATAGAGTAGGTGCAAGACAGAATGATGTTCTTTATTTGGATTTGCCAGATAGAACTACTGTAAGTACAAAGATCTTTATGACTGATAATGTGGTAAATTCCACAACCCCAGTATCAGAAGGAACAAATTCATCTTATAAAGAATTTTCTGTTATTACTTCTACATCTGCACCAAATTATGATACTTTGGGATTGGGAGTAAATCACAATATTCAGACAGGTGAGAAAATTATAATCATAAGTGAAATTGGTGATTTGCCAGAAAATATTAATCCAAATCAAACGTATTATGCAATTAAAGACGGCAATAATATAAAAATTGCATCTTCATTTACAAACGCAGTAAATGGAATTGGTATTATAATTTATGGTGGAACTCAACTTAAAATCTTAAGTAGAGTTTCAGATAAGGAAACTGGAGAACTTGGATCATCAATTCAATATGACCCAAATAATTCAAATTGGTTTGTTCATGTCGAATTAAATAATGGTATTTACAATAAAATTGCGGAACTTGGAGTTGCTGGATTTGGTGAGCCCAGAACAGATGTTGGTTATATCAAGAGAATTGCTGATAACAGAAGTTTAGATGAAAAAATCTTTAAATTCCGAATTTCAATTCCTAAAGAATCTCCAAATTCTAAGGATTTGACGGAAGGATTTATTGTTCAAGAAAGTAGTAGAACTGGACCAGTAAATAGTTCAGAATTTACCCTTCCATCTATTACAAGAAATAACTTTGATTATCAAAGAAATCCAAGATTTATTAGTACTTGTAGTGAAACTAGTGGAACAGTTACGGTAATTGCCGAAAAACCACACCATCTTAATATTGGAGATAGGATTTTTATTAGGAATGTTAAGTCTTCAACAAATATATCTGGAATTGGTTTAACAGCATATAATGGAGATTTTACCGTTGTAACAACTCCAAATAGTAAAACATTTACATATTCGACAACTGATAACAATAGAGTATCTCATAATGTTGGTATCTTTTCTTCTCCAGTATCAAGAGATATTGAATTGCCAAGATTTGAAAGAAATGATTTACAATCAAATCCTTATATTTACAGAACTGAAATAATTAAACCATATATTGAGAATGTTCAAGACGGCGTTTATCATTCATATATTTTAAAATCTGATGTTGCAGTACCCAATCACTTTATCAACTATAAGTATAATCAAAATGTTGTAGATTTATATCCACAATTAGATAGAGATAATTTAAATGATAATGCAAAGACTGCAATTTCTTATGCTAAAGTATCTCCACTAGGTGAAGTTGTAACTAACGATTTGAAAAAGAGTATTACCAGAGAAACTCTGGATACTTTAATTAAAAAAGTTGGTTTGGGCATAACAATTTCTAGTGTTACGGCAATTTCTGCCGGAATTTCAACAATTACTCTTGGACTGGAGCACGGTCTAAATGGTATTGTTGGATACGGAGCAACTAATTTCAGTACTGGTACTAATGGAACTTACTATAATGTTAGATTGTTAAATTCCGACAATACTTGGAATGGTGCATCCGCAACTGTTATAGTTTCTGGTGGAAAGGTATCGTCAGTATCAATTAGTGATGGTGGATCTGGATATGTGAATGGTGATGTACTAAAACTTGAAGGATTTTCTGGATCCACTATTACAGTTGCAACCAATGCAATCTCATCTTCAGTGGGGAATGTTATTCAAATTACTGGTGATGGATCTGTGGATGATGGTCTCTATAGAATTACTAGTGTTCCTTCTAAGAATCAAATTGCAATTGCAAGAACATCTGGTGATCCGACAATTAAAACTGGACAATATATCTTTAATGTTGGACCATCAGTAGTTACTTCAAGTATTCAAAATTCTTCATCTGGAATTAGCACGTTCATCTTCTCAGCAGGACATGGATTGCTTTCTGGCAATAAGTTTAGAGTTGTTGCAGACAGCGCATCACAATCTAATAATCAAGGAGATTTTGTTGTTAAGGATGTTCTGGGTATTACATCATTTACGGCAACCACAAATCAAACCATATCATCACCTGTAAGAATTCTAAAGCATGGATTTAGTTCAAATGATTTAACTTCAGATTCTGGATTCGAGAATCTAGGATCTAGGGGAATTTATTTCTATGATAATGAATATGCAATTCTTGGAGAAAACGTTACAACTGATTCATCAGATACTACATTATTTGCAATTTCAATTCCGAATAGTGGAATTTCAACTTTAACAAGATTCCCCTTGGGATCTTATATTCAAATTGATAATGAGATTTTAAGAATCTCCAGTAGTACCTTGACTGGAGATAATAAAATTTCAGCACTTAGAGGTTATTTTGGAACCTCAAAAGAAAATCACAATTCTGGATCAATTATTAAAAAGATTTCATTAATTCCAATTGAATTAAGAAGACCTTCTATTCTAAGAGCATCTGGTCATACATTTGAATATCTTGGATATGGTCCTGGTAACTATTCGACAGCATTACCACAAATTCAAGTCAAAAGTCTTACCGAAAGAGAAGATTTTCTCGTACAGTCTCAAGAGAGATCTGGTGGATCGGCATTATATACTGGTATGAATAGTAATGGTGATTTTTTCATTGGAAACACCAAATATTCGGCAACTAGCGGAACTCAAACAACTTTTGACATTCCAATTCCAACAATTACTGGACAAAATCCTTCAAGATTGAGTGTATCATTTGATGAAGTTGTTGTTAAAGAAAGAATTCTAGTTGAAGGTGGTAAATCAAAGCAGATTCTATCTCAATTTGATGGACCAGTAACCTTTAACCAAAATATTATTGTTAATAATGAGCAGACAAAAATTAATGGTGAATTAATTTCATCAAATATTGTTAAACTCAATAATCAAACAGATTCCACTTCTGCAACAACTGGTTCTGTAGTTTCAAAAGGTGGATTTGGAATTGCTAAGAGTGTTAATATTGGTGGCAATTTAAATATTACTGGTGTTACAACTTTTAATGGTGAAGTATCATTTAATAGTGGTCTTGTACCAGATTCTATAGAAGATGCTTATATCGGTTCTGCATCTAAACCATGGGCATCATCTTGGATTGGTGGTATTGGAATTGCAACTGAAGGAGTTCCTGGAGGAACTGAAGTTCAGGACAGAACAATTGAAGGTTTAACCGGAAATCTTGTTCTCAAATCTAAAACTGGAATTACATCAGTAACTGATAATCTACAAGTTGGATTGGATCTTCTTGTTAAGACTAATACTTATCTAACTGGTATTGCAACTGTTCAAACTGGTCTTGTTCCTGATAATGATGTCGATGCATACTTAGGAACTTCCACTAAATCATTCTCTGAAGCATATATTGATGGAGTTAGAATCGGCGTAGGAGGAACCACAACTATTGATACGAGAGGTGGAGACTTAAAACTTGATGCATTCACAAACAAAGTTGATGTTCTTAATGATCTAGAAGTAAGTAGAAACACTTATCTGGTTGGAATCGCAACTGTTGAAACTGGTCTTGTTCCTAATACTGATGAAACTTCTTACCTAGGAACTTCCACTAAATCATTCTCTGAGGCATATATTGATGAGATTGTTATAGGTGCTTCTGATAATACTGTTACTACTAGAAGTGGAGATCTAAAACTTGATGCATTTACAAAAAAAGTTGATGTTCTTAATGATCTAGAAGTAAGTAGAAACACTTATCTGGTTGGTATTGCAACTGTTGAAACTGGTCTTGTTCCTGATGCTGATGTAGGTGCTTACTTAGGTCAATCAAATAATGCATTTGAAAAAGCTTATATTTCTGGAGTTCAAATAGGTGCAGCTGCAGGTGCAGGTGGAACCACAACTATTGATACTAGAGGTGGAGATTTAAAACTTGATGCATTTACAAAAAAAGTTGATGTTCTTAATGATCTAGAAGTAAGTAGAAACACTTATGTAGTTGGAGTTACGACAGTTCAGGGTAATTTATTACCTTATGATACTACAACAGGTAACAATGCAACTCTTGGATCAACTACTCAAAAGTTCTCTGCCGCATATATTGACGAGATTCGAATTGGAGATACTGGTAATGGAACAATTGATACAGCATCTGGAGAACTAACACTAGATTCAACTAGTGGTACTACCAATATAAATGATATTCTAAAAGTAACTGGGGCAGCAACTTTTAATGATAATGTTACAATTAAAGGATCTAGCAAAACATTTGCAATTCAGAATAATTCCTCAACAAATAAATTTACTGTTTCATCTGAAACTGGTGACACCATTATTTCTGGCATATTGTCTGTTACCAACGGCATAACCTTTAGTAGTACTTTATCCGTAACTGGAATAAGTTCATTTAATAGTGATACGGATGCAACAGCATCCACAAGTTCTGCATCTATCAGAACTTTAGGTGGTGCTGCAATTGCTAAACAACTTTGGGTTGGTACTAAAGTAGCATCTCCTGAAATTATACCATCAGGTGTCACTAATACTGGAACTGTTGGTACTAATGCGATTAAATGGGCAAATATGTATGCCACAACATTCAATGGTGCATTGAGTGGCAATGCTACTAGTGCATCTACGATTAATGTATCTGATTCTGATGGTGCTACAACATATAAAATTGCATTAATACCTGATTCTACTGGAAATCAAAATGTTTATAAAGATGCTGGAATTTATTTCAATTCTAGCACTAATGATTTGTCAGTTACTGGGGACCTCGTTGCATTTGCTTCAGATGAAAGACTTAAAACAAACATTAAACCCCTTGAAAATGCTCTAGAAAAAGTTCTGAGTTTAAGTGGATTTACATATAACTTTAATCAAATTGGCGAATCTTTGGGATTTAATACAGAAATAACTCACGTAGGTGTTTCTGCACAACAAATCCAGGCAGTTCTTCCAGAAGCAGTTTGTCCTGCTCCAGCAAGTTCAGAATATCTGACTGTTAAGTATGAAAAGATTGTTCCTCTCCTAATTGAGGCAATTAAAGAACTTGCAGATAAAGTTGAAAAACTTGAGCAAAAATTATCGGATAAATAACTAGAAAGACTAAGAGATGGCAAATTATAATAAGTCATTTAATTTTAGAAATGGTGTCCAGGTTGATCAGGACAACTTCCTAGTAGATTCACTTGGACGTGTTGGTATTGGAACCACCATTCCTAGAACTGATCTAGACGTTTATGGTAATGCCAAAATTAATGGAAGATTAGATACCATTAATTCAATTTCAAGTGGTATTGCAACATTTAGTGGTATTGTTAAGGTTGGTACTGGCATCACAATGGATGCCGCGAGTGGAATTATTAGTGCAACATATTATGGAGATGGGTCTAATCTACTTGGTCTTCCAACTTCCCAATGGATTGATGTTGATCCTTCCTCTGCTTATACTAGCATATATGCTGCAGGAAACGTTGGTATAGCAACTACAAATCCAGGATTCACATTTCAAATCGGAAATAATCCCAATAATTCAAGTGGTGTTGGAACGGCATATGGACTTGGAATTTCTTCAGAAGGTAATGTAAGAACATCTGGCATTATTACTGCAAAATCTTTTGTTGGATCTGGTGCTGGTGTTACTTCAATTAATGCTGATAATATTTCTGCCGGAACTCTTTCTGCCAGTCTATTTTCAAATATTAATTCTTCTGGTATTGCAACAATTGGAACACTAGGAGTTACTGGAACTTCTACTACAAGAAATTTACAAGTTACTGGTGTTACAACAGTTGGATTTATAACTGCCACAAATCTTTATGCCGGTATTGCAACAATTGGAACATTGGGAGTAACTACTGCAAGTATAGGCAGTTTAACAGTTACTCAAAACGTATCTTTTGACAAATTAGAAATAAACACTGGAATTACTACAAATTTATCAGTAACTGGTATTGCAACAATTGGAACATTAGGAGTTACTGGAACTTCTACCACAAGAAATTTACAAGTTACTGGTGTTACGACAGTTGGATTTATAACTGCCACAAGTCTTTATGTATCTGGTATTGCAACAATTGGAATAGTGAAGGGTGATTATTTAGATGTTGGTATTGGTACTATCACAACATTTACATCATCATATTCTCAAATAGGAATTTCTACGGCAACTACATTTAAAGCAATTGATATTGAGGCTACTGGAGTTACAACATCACCAAAGATTGTTTCTGGTAATGTACGAATCAGCAATACTGCAAATACAATTGATACATCATCCAGTGACTTAAAACTTGATGCATCAACAAAAAAAGTTAATGTCGTTAATGATCTTAAAGTAGATAGAAATACTTATCTGGTTGGAATCGCAACTGTTGAAACTGGTCTTGTTCCCGATGCCGATGTAGGTGCTTACTTAGGTCAATCCACTAATGCATTCTCTGAAGCATATATTGATGGAATTAGAATTGGTGTTGGTGGAACCACAACTATTGATACGAGAGGTGGAGACTTAAAACTTGATGCATTCACGAAGAAAGTTTCTATTGAAAATGATCTTTATGTAACCAGAGGTACTTATCTTGCTGGTATTGCAACTGTTGAAACTGGTCTTGTTCCTGATGCTAATGGTGGTGCATACTTGGGTCAATCTGATAAGGCATTTTCCGATGCATATATTGATAATATTAAAATATCCGTTACTGATGGTTCAACCATTGATACTGGAGCCAATGATTTAAAACTTGATGCATTTACAAAAAAAGTTTCTGTTACAAATGATCTTAGTGTAGGTAGAAATTTATCTGTAACTGGAGTATCTACATTTAGTCAAGTTATTAATGTTGCAATAGGTTTTGTTCCTGATGATGATGGTGGTGCATACATAGGAACTTCTGGTAAGGCATTCTCCGAAGCATATATTGATGGAGTTCAAATAGGTGTAGGAGGAACCACAACTATTGATACGAGAGGTGGAGATTTAATACTTAATGCATCCACAAATAAAGTTTCTGTTTCTAATGATCTTAGTGTAGGTAGAAATACTTATATAACTGGAATCGCAACTGTTGCATTAGGTCTTGTTCCTGATGCTGATGTAGGTGCTTACTTAGGTCAATCAAATAATGCATTTGAAAAAGCTTATATTTCTGGAGTTCAAATAGGTGTAGGTGGGACTACAACAATTGATACGAGAGGTGGAGATTTAATTTTAGATTCCTCTACCGATAACGTAAAAGTAAATAATAATTTATTATTACCAGAAAAACTTTATATAGGATCTGGAAGTTATAATTATAATACTTTATATGTTGATGGTCTGAATAACAAAGTTGGAATAGGAACATCTGCTCCGACCAAAGATTTTGAATTTAAAAGACAAGGTGATGCAGAATTTGCAATAATTTCCAATACTGCTAATGCAAAATTAACCGTTTCTAGTGGTAATACATCTTCATACTTTAAAATTAATCCAACAACGTATGAATTGAGTATAATTAACGATTATCCGGCAAATATTTCAAATTATATACATGCTGGTGATCCTGGAATTAGTACTGGAGATTTTAAATGGATTTATGGGCAAAATAATGCAGTATTGATGTCATTATCGTATAAGGGAAATCTTAACATAAATGGGACAAATACCACCCATAAACTGTATGTTGGTGGATCATCATCAATTAGTGGTAATTCTTGGGTTGGTGATAATCTTAGCGTTCTCAATAACATAACTGCAAATTCTATTTCTGCAGTTTCATATACTTTTCCAAGTATAATATCTAATGTAAATCTTAATAGTACATCTGGAGTTTCCACATTCTTCAATATTAATATTCAATCAAGTGGTCGACTGTTGATGGATAGTACTACTCGTATTGGAATTGGTTCAACGTTGCCAAGAGCACAATTGGATGTTTTTGGATTTAATATAGAATCGGGAGGTGGTGGAATATATGCATCATCCGTAGCAATTGGTACAGATGCGTCAGTAACTAATGTAGAAACACTCGATAATTTTCTTGGTCAAGAATATGGACTTTATCTTAAGGGACGATACATTGGTGTAGATAATGGTGCATTGGAAATGTATAATTCATCATTTATTACTATGGCAACAGGTGATTGTCGTATAGGAATAGGTACAACTGTTTATAGAGCAATGATAGATTTTGCTGATGCCGGAAAATCTGTAGATACAATACAAGGAGCTTTTATGCTTCCACCGAGATTGAATAATTCCCAAAGAGCTGGATTAGCAACAGAAGCAGGAGCATTTATTTACAATACATCAACAAATAGACATCAAGGATATAATGGAACGTCTTGGTTTGACTTCTATTAAGACTTGACATAATACCCGAATACTGCTAGAATACCTTTGTTGGGTTTGAAGATGAGTTATGAGATTTAGCTTAGCTATTGGTAATCCTCCATATGGTGTTGGAGGTAATCTTGCTATTAGATTTTTAAATAAGACCTCAGAAATTACAGATGACATCAGGTTTGTGTTGCCAACTTCGGTACGCAAACCTTCTTCTTTGAATAAGATCAAAGCACATCTTCATTGTACTATAGATGAAGATCTAGATCCTTCTACGTTTCCAAATGGTATTAGTGCTGTTAAACAATATTGGGAAGTAAAAAATACATCAAGATTTCAAGTAGGAGTTGGTGAGATTCCTATGATGAGAGAGCATCCAGACTTTGAGTTCTTACCTTACGAACAAAGATTTGATGCAGATGTTTTTGTTGGTGAGTATGGATCGGGACCAAGTGGTAGAGTCAAAACAGAAAACTTTGCACATTATGCCAAAGGTCATCATTTTTTGAAGGTACGAGATCCTAGTGTGATACAAAACCTTGTAGAATTTGCTACGAGATTTAGAGAAGTTGCTTCTAGTTGTAATGGAAGACGACATTTTGGAAAGAATGATTTAATTTCAACCTATATTAAATGTATTGAAGAAAGAGAT